CACTAGGAAGTTAATATGTTATTTGGATCAACGTCATTTTCAGCAGCACCTTTTTCAAGTCCTTTTATACAAGGCTCTAGTGTATTAGTAACAGGAAACAGATTAAATATTTCAATAGGTAACGCTACTGTTGTTTTTCCTATAACAGTTCCTGTAACCGGTAATCAAATAAACCTTGCAACTAACACCATAAATGTGATATCATGGATCCCGATAGATCCGAATGCAACGGGAGTTTGGATACCAATTGATCCAAATAACCCATAAGGAGAATAAATGGCAAGTACATATTCAAGTGATTTAAAATTAGAATTAATTACAACAGGTGAGAAGTCTGGTACATGGGGAACCATTACTAACACTAATTTACAACAACTCGAACAAGCAGTATCTGGATATATAGCAGTAGATGTAGCATCAGCAGATGTTGCGTTAGCTTTATCTAATGGTGCAGTATCAAACGGTAAAAATTTTTATTTTAAACTTACAGGAACTTTAACAGCTAATCGAACAGTTACTATGCCTGATTCGGCTGAAAGAGTTTTTGTTGTGGAAGATGCAACAAATAGATCTTCTTCTCTTTACACTTTAACAGTTAAAACAGTATCAGGAACTGGTGTTACATTACCAGTAGGATCAACTAATTTAGTTTATTCTGATGGCACAAATATTAATTTAGGAATTAGAAATAAAGGATATGTTACACCAGGAGCAACTTATACAGCTGTAAATGGTGATCAAGTATTAGTTGATACATCAGGAAGTGGTATTGGTTCACCTGTTACTATTAATCTACCAGCATCACCTGCAATAGGAAACGAAGTACACTTTATAGATAGTGGTAATAACTTTGCATCAAACAATCTAACAATCGGTAGAAATAGTTCTAATATTTTAGGATCTGCTTCGGATCTAGTAGTATCTACAAACACAGCAGCATTTACATTAGTCTATGTTAATGCAACAAGAGGCTGGGTATATAAAGATAATATATAGGAGCTGACAGATGGCTCTAATAGATTTTAAAGTCTTACCTGGAATAGATAAACAAGACACAACAGCTGGTGCAGAACAGCGTTGGATAGATTCCGATAATGTAAGATTTAGATATGGGCTACCTGAAAAAGTTGGTGGTTGGTCGTCACTTGTTACAGATACAATTGTAGGTGTTGCAAGACGTGAGTTTGCATTTGTTGATTTAGATGGAAATAGATATGTTGCTATTGGAACAGATAAATTTTTATTACTTTACTTTGAAGGTCAGCTCTATGACATCACTCCATTAAAAGCTACATTATCATCTTCAACTATTGCAACTACATCAGGTTCTGCAATCTGTTCTATTACAACCGGATCTGCACATGGATTATCTGCAGGTGATATTGTACTATTAGATAATGTGACTTTACCAGGAGGAACTGGTTATGCAAATTCTGATTTTGAAGATAAACTGTTTCAAGTAAGTTCTATTACATCAGCAACTGTGTTTACTATTACACAAAGTTCAAATGCGACAGCAACTGTTTCAACAGGTGGAAGTATAGAAGTCAAACCTTATGAACCAGTTGGTCCTGCAGCGCAATCATATGGTTATGGTTGGGGTACCGATAGCTGGGGAACGGGAAACTGGGGTGAAGCGTCTTCTGCAGATGATGTAAAACTTGAACCAGGTCTTTGGTCATTAAGTAATTTTGGTCAGGTATTAGTTGCAACAATTGCAAATGGTAAAACATTTACATGGAACGCAGGTGCAACAAATGCTTTAACAATAAGAGCATCTACAACTACTACAGGTTTTTCTACATCAAATAACCCAACAGCAACAAGAATTACATTAGTTTCACCTACAACACGTCACTTAATTCATCTTGGAACAGAAACAACTATTGGAGATACAACAACACAAGATGACATGTTCATAAGATTTTCGGATCAAGAAAATATAAATTTATATACACCAACAGCAACCAATACTGCTGGTACACAAAGATTACAAGATGGTACAAAAATTATGGGTGCTTTAAAAGCAAAAGAAACTATTTTAGTTTGGACTGATAACGCATTATATACAATGAAGTTTGTAGGTGCACCATTTACGTTTGGTTTTGAACAAGTAGGTACTAACTGTGGATTGATTGGTAAAAATGCAGCTGTTGAAATAGACGGTGCTGCGTTTTGGATGAGTCCAAATGGTTTCTTTATGTTTGATGGTACAGTTAAATCTTTACCATGTAGTGTTGAAGATTATGTTTATGATCAAGCAGATACTACAAAAGGACAACAAATTTATGCAGGTTTAAATAATTTATATACTGAAGTTGTTTGGTATTACCCTTCTACTAGTTCTGAATATAACGATCAGTATGTGATTTATAATTATGGAGAAGGATCAGGAAAACAAATACCTGAAGGTGTTTGGTATACAGGAACAGAAGCTAGAACAACTTGGATTGATGCCAGTGTATATCCAAAACCTTTCGCAACTAAATTTAATAATTCTGCAACTGGAACATTTCCTGTTATTGTTGGTGAATCCGGATTAGGTCAAACAACTTTATTTGAACATGAGGTTGGAACTGATCAAGTTAATCCTGATGGTAGTACAACAACTGTTACATCTTTTGTTAAATCATACGACTTTGATTTACAAAGTGAGGGAACAGTAGGCGAGGTTTTTCTAGCAGTTAGAAGATTTATACCTGACTTTAAAGACTTACAAGGAAATGCAAAAGTAACTTTAGCTGTTAAAAGATATCCACAACAATCTGACACATCAACTAGTTTAAGTCCTTTCACTATTACAACTTCAACTAATAAAAAAGACACAAGAGCTAGAGGAAGATTTGTCAATATAAAAATAGAAAATGATTCTAATTCAGAATCTTGGAGATTTGGAACAATGAGATTAGATATACAACCGGATGGTAGAAGATAATGGCTAAAATAATTGTAAGATTACCTGAACCTAAAGAAGAGTATGATGTGTCAAATCAAAAACAAATACAAAGAGCAATTGCATTAATTGTTGAACAATTAAATTCTACATACTTACAAGATTTAAAAGAAGATAACGAAAGATACGCATGGTTTAAAGGGGGAGGAAGTGGAGGTGATTGTTAATGAGTTGTAACAATGTCAACATAACAGGAGCTACACCAGGATCAGGTGATATAGATTTTTATCTTGCAGTAGCTAAAGGTGATTTTACAGGTTACTCAAGAGTAAGTAAATTTGGATTAAATGAATCTGTTCCAACAACTTTTGAATCTGTATGGGAAGAAAGTAATGTTTATCCTTGGCCATCATCAGCAGGTGCTGTTACAGTTACAAGTGCTAGCTCAAACGATACAAATTCTTCAGGAACTGGTGCAAGAACTTTAACTATTGAAGGAGTAGACTCTAATCATAATCTTCTTTCAGAAACTGTAAATATGAATGGTACAGGAACTGTTGCAACATCAGGATCTTTTTATAGAGTTTTTAGAATGGCTGTTATTACAGCTGGTAGTTTAGAAACTAATGCTGGAAAAATTACAGCAACTATTGGTGGAACAACTATAGCAACAATATCTTCTGGAAATGGTCAAACATTAATGGCGATTTATACTGTACCTGCCGGTAAAACAGCTTATATTGTAAATTTTAATTTTTCATCTTCTAAAGACCAAGAAATGCATTATAGAATAAGAACAAAAAATGAAACAACAAATGCTGCATGGCAAATAAAAGAGTATATAACTTGCAGAGGTGGTTTTAATGATTTTGTAAAAAGAGCTATTAATAGTGTAGGTGAAAAAACAGATATTGATATGCAAGCTAAAGCACAAAGCACATCAACAGCATCAGGAGGATTTGAGTTAATACTCATAGATAATTAATGGCTAACGTATATAAAAACGCATTTTATGCACCAACAGGAACTAGCGCTGAGACAGTGTATACTTGTCCATCTGAGGCTAGAGCTATTTTTCAAACTATTCAAATAACAAATACAAGTGGAAGTAAGGTGGTACAAGCGTATATTTATGACCATTCTTCTAGTACACAGTTTTTAATAGCTTATGCAGACATTACAGGACCTACAATTTGTAATCTTTTAAAAGGTTCTATAGTATTAGAAGAATCAGATGAATTGAGAATTGCAACTTCTGTAACATCTGGTATAAGTGGAACAACAGCTTTATTAGAAGTTAGTAGAGTATATATAGCTGGTCCAACATCAGGAGGCGGAGGCACATAATATGGCATTTAAAGAAGAAGGCGAAGTAAATTACACAATAATCAACGGTAAGAAAGTACCTGTTGTAAAATGTGAAACTGAAGTAGTATTAAGAAATACACAAACTAATTACGAATATAATTCAGATCAAGAAGCAGAAGATGATATTGCTGACCCAAACTCACCTACTCAAAGGGAGTTTATTACACGGTCTTTAAAGATAAAAGTAGCGGCAATGCCACCATTAGGAGCCTCTTCAGATTCTGAATAATATTGTAAAAACATATAAATTAAAGTATATTGAAAAAAAACTATGACAATAACTAGATCTCAAATGTACAGACAATTACGTAGAGGTGGCGGAATTACGAATGCAGTGCCTAGACAAGGTTATTTTTTAGGTGATATTGTTGACTTTGTTGGTGATGCAGCTGACAAAGTTGGAGATTTTTTAAGCAGTGCTGCTAAAAAAGTTGATATAAAAGATTTAGCATCAATCGCAGCTTTAGCATCTGGCAACCCGCAGCTAGCAGCGAGCATCCAAACTATGGGTGGTGGTACTGGAGATGAACTTATAGATACAGGTTTACAAATGTATAGTATGTCTGGTGGTGGTAAAGGATTTCCTGCATATGGAATGCCACAATATGAAAAAAAAGAAGATGTTAATCTTTTTACTGAAGCCATGAAACAACTTACAAATAAAAAAGATGTTGAAGATGAAGACGAAGATAAGAAAAAGAAAACTACAACACAAAGTATATTAGAAGCTTTACTATCTCCTAAAGGTATTGCAAGCCTTGCCGGAGGTTATATGAGTTACAGAGATCAAAAAAGAGTTAACGAAGCACTTCAAAAACAATATGAGGATTACAGAAGAAAAGAAGAAGAAAAATATAAACAGTATAGAACTGGTGAGGGTTTAAGAGGGATGACTGTAAGTAATAGAACAGTTCAACAAGATGGAACTGGAATTTCTGGTTTAGATATTAGAATGAATCCACAGGGTGTTAAAGAAATTGATTACAGAGAAAATGGTGGTTTTGTACCTCCAATAGGTATAAAAGAAAAAGCAGATGATATTCCTGCAATGTTATCAAATAATGAATTTGTATTTACAGCGGATGCAGTAAGAGGAGCTGGTAATGGCAATGTTAAAGAAGGAGCTAAAAAAATGTATGCAATGATGAAAATGTATGAGGGTCAAGCGTAATGTCTATAATGAACGTAGCTAGAAAAAATTATCAAGCTGGAACATATGCTCCAGGTACACCTGCAGAATTTTTAAAACCATTTGGTGAAACAATTTCAGACTTTACTATGTCTGAATTAAGACAACCTTTAGATATTTCAGCTATTTCACCTAAAGTTTCTAAAATGAGTCCTCTTATTCAAGAGGCATTAAAAAAACAAGCTGAAGCAGCTGGACTAGGTGAAATTCAATTTGATCCAAAAACAGGTGAAGTAACTGGTGTTGGCGCTGGAACAGGTATTGCATCTTTCGAACCTTTTATAGAAGCTGCAAAAGCTTCTGCAGGTCCTGATGCATACAAAGCTTATATGTCGCCATATCAAACAGAAGTATTGGATGCTACTCAAAGACTATTAGACGAGCAGCGAGCGGCTGGAGAAGGTAAAATATCTGAAGCAGCAATAGCTGCAGGTGCATTTGGTGGTGGTAGAGAAGGTGTGCAAAGGGCAGAGTATGGCAGACAAAGAGATATTTATGATGCTGGTATTATGTCTAAATTAAGACAAGAAGGATTCCAACAAGCGCAACAACAAGCTCAACAAAACTTAATGAATCAATTAAGATTAGGTAAAGCACAAACAGGATTTGAAACAGATGTTGCTTCTACTTTAGGAGGAGCAGGAACAGCGGCTCAAGCTTATTCACAATCAATTCTTGATGCAATAAGAGAACAGAATTTATTAGGACAACAATTTCCACTTTCTAAAATAGGAACTGCTGCTAATATTTTTGCAAATGTTGCAGGTGGTGTACCAGGTGGTGCTCAACCTCCTATCGTAACTAATCCAGCTTTAGCTGGTATCCAAGGTTTCGCAGGTTTATATAATCTTATGGGCGGACAAGGGCAAGGAACTGGAATACAAAGTTTAGTAAGGTAGATTATGCCAAACATATTAAAAAGACCAATGTTTAGAAAAGGTGGTTCTACATCTGATGGTGTAGGTATTACCAGCGGTCTTAGAAAAAATTATGCTGAAGGAACTCCAAAGCGTTTAGAGTATGACGAAGAAAAAGGTTATAGTATAAAAGACTTAGAAGATGCAGGTTTAGTTAGAACAGGTGGTAAGAAACCTACTGAAACAACTATATCTATGCCAGAACCCTCTTCTCCTAGTACAACGTTTTCAGATCCTAGTTTTGATTTAATTAGAAGTCGATATGAAGAATTAGCACCAAGTAGAGAAACAAACTTACAAGATTTAATTACTGCGTTAGGTGCAACCGCTCCAGAAGATGCAACTAAATTACAAACAATTGGACAATTTTTATCTAAAGCAGGGACTACTGCTACAGGTTTAAGACAACAAAGAGAAGCTACTGCAGAAGCTTTTAAATCAGGTGCTCTTTCTGAAGTGTTAAAAAACATGAACGCTCAAGAAAAAGATCAATTAATTAGAAGAGCTAAAGAATTTGCAAGAATAAATAATATACCTGAAGATCAAGCGATCAATATGTTTTTATCTAAAATGTTACAGTCCGATTCAGGTGGAAGTGAGTTTTTAAAAGATTACTCACCAGGAGTTAGAGCTAGACAAATCGGTGAAAAACTAGCAGAAGATGGTTTTACAAGTCCAGGTTCTTTCCAAGAGCAAATTACAGCTGGAAACATTTGGCAGTTATGGGAAAACAAAAAACTACCTCAACAAGTTCAAGAAACATTATCTGCAACAACATACCCTAATGATTTAGTAGTTGATTATGAAAGTGGAACAGCTGAGTTTAATCCAGATAAAAAAGGAATTAATCAATCAAGATATGTTCCAAATAAATCTTATGTAAATCCATCAGATGGAGGAGTTTATTTATACGAGGGTGACGGTCAGTTCAAAAAGATATATCCATAAGGAGGTTAAATGGACGAAGAAGAAAAAAAAGAATCCTCGGCGATAATTCCTAGCAGTTTATTTTTTAATCCAACAGCATTAGAAAAAGCTAAAAAAGCTACAGAACTTTTAACTGGTGAACGTTTAATCACTAGAGTTAAAGAAAGGGTTCAGGATGTACCTGAAAAAGAACTTACTAAAATAGAAGATGTAGGTGTATTTGAAGGTTTTACTGCAGGTATTATTGATGGAGCAATTAAACTTCCGTACGGTTTCGTAACACTAGCAGCTGAAATAAAAGATGCGTTAGGTGAAGATGATATACCTGTTGAAGAAAGTAATGTTGCTAAACTACAAGAATATTTTGACAACACTGTATTAGGTAAAATACAAAAAGGTGCAGAAGATACTGTTAAAGAAACAGCGATTGGTAAACTAACTTCTGCTTTTACACAGTTATATGGAACTGGAAGAGTAGCAGCGAGTGCTAGTATCAAAGCGATAACTAAAGCAAATCAAGTTTATAATAATTATTCTAAAGCAGCAAAATTAAATAAAGTTGTTAAAGCAAATAAAAATGCAGTCAAAGCAGGTATTAGAGCTAGAGAATTAAATAAAATAAGTGGTGTTCAAAAGTTTGGAGCAGTAACTGTTGGTGGTGGTCTAGGAACTGGCATGGTTTTAGATATAGAAGATATTGGAACATGGGGAGATGTATTAGGTGGACCTTCACAACTAGATAGAGAACCTCAGAAAGAAGCAGACGATGATGCTATGAGAAAACTTTACAATCGTTTTAAGTTTGGGACAGAAGCAGCAGTAGTATCAGTACCTATTGTTTATGGAATTAATACTATTGCAAAAAGAATATCTGAAGCAGGTAAAAATTTAAAATACAGTAATGATAGATTAGATAGACTTATTGATAGATACATTGTCAAACCTTTTGTACCAAGAGGAGGTAAACCACAAAAAGTTTTTGAGGGAATCAAAAGAGTAGAAGGTAAAATATCTGGAGGTCAAGTTACTGCAAGAGATCTAATTAAAGATATAGATAAATCTTTATATAAAATTGCTAAAGAATCAGGGATGTCAACTAGAAATCCTGCTTTTAAAAGATTGATAGGTAGAATGGATGAACTACTAACTTCTACAGATGATGTGATTAGAGATGGTAAAATTACTTTTGAAGGTTTTGATTCAAAAAGATTATCAGAGTTTAATAAATTTATAAAAGAAATAGGTTTAACTAACGATCAATCTAAAAAATTAGTAGGTGAAATGTTTAAAGTAAGAAATGAATTTAATAATTTTAAAAACATTTTACTTTCAGGCGGTAATATTAATGCTGCTAATAAAGAATTTATGCAAATCATGTCTGATAGAATGAGAAACATATTTAACGCAGAATATAAAATATTTGAAGGTAAAAGTATTCTACCCTGGAAAAACTACAAACCTACAGAGTCTGCTATCAATGATGTGCAACAAGTATTTAAAAGATTTGCAAAAGAAAAAGGAGTTAATCTTGATGCAGATGATTTAGATTCTATTGTAAATGATATTATAGAAAACGTTAGACTAAATCCTGCAACTAAAACACCTGAGTTTCCACTATCTACATTTACTGCCTTAGATGATGAAACTGTACAAATCATTAATATTGCAGATAACCTAAAAGGTAATACATTTAAACCTACCACTCTAATAAAATCAAAAGAAGAACTAAGATCTTTTCAAAGATTCTTTGGTCAGAAAAGAGATTTAAGAAATACTATTATTAATACTATGCAAGATTTATCTACGCTTACAGCGAAAGATGAATTTTATAATAATTTAATAAAAGAATCTGATGAGTTAATTAAAAATGGTGAAAGAAGTATTTTATATCCAACACGTCAACAAGCCGTTGTTAATCAACCTTTTCAAAAAATTATAGCAGATAAAAGAGGTTTAAATATTAAATCACCTTTAGGTGAACAAGCTTATACAAACCCTGTCAATGGTTACTTTACATCACAAGAGATGGCTGATGCATTAAAATTTAGTGAAAAACTTCTATTTGATGATCTTGCAAAAGATGCAACTTATCAAACATTATTTTTAATACCAAAAGGATTGACTCAAATATCAAAAACTATTTTAGGTCCTTTTACTCACAGTAGAAACTTTATAACTGCATCGCAGTTTGCATTAGGTACAGGTAATTTATTTAAAGATCCTAGAAAAATAGTCAGTAATTTTAAACAAGCTTTTAATACAATTCAACCACAATTATTGTACAGAAATACACCAGAAGGACAAAGATTATATAAATTTTTATTAGAAGAACAAGTAGTAAGTTCGTCTGCAAGTGCAAGAGATATTGCAGGTTTGTTAGATGATATTGGTAAAGGTGGAGATGTCTACATGAGATTGTTTGGTAAGTTTGGTGATGCGATGAAAAAAATTTATAACGTTGCAGGTGATGTGTATGTTGCAGAAGATGATATTTGGAAAACATATAATTTTTTATCTGAGTTTGATACTTACAAAAATGCATACAAAGCTGGTTTAGATAAAGGTTTGATTAAAAAAATGCCTAACGATTTAGATATTATGAAAGAGGCAGCAAACATTGTAAGAAACACAGTTCCAAATTACAACTATGTGGGTGAGTTTGTACAAGCGTTTAGAAGATTGCCACTAGGTAACTTCATGTCTTTTCCAGCAGAAGTAATTAGAACAGCAGGAAATATAATGCATTTAGGTATGAAAGAAGCAAAAAATCCTGTGCTTAGAGCACAAGGATTAAAAAGATTAACTGCCTTTGGTGCAACTATTGCAGCTTTACCAACTGTTGCAAGTGCTGTTGTAAAAGGATTGTATGGAGTAGGATCTGCTACTGTTGCTGCAGTTAGAGAATTTTTACCCAATTTTTCTTCTGACTCAACTTTGTTTGTATACAAAGATGAAAACGGAGATATCAAATACATAGATGCTTCTGGTGCTATGGTTTATGACACTGTGATTAACCCAGTTCAATCGGTCATTGCCGGTGTTGATAGAGAAAGAGTTTTTGATGAAGACGCACCTTTAACAAAAGGTGTATTACAAGGTCTAGGTAGAGCAATATCTAGACTTGCTAGTCCATTTTTTGATGAGTCTATTTACTTTAATGTATTTAATAACATAATAATTAGAAAAGGAAAAACTGCTGACGGCAGGTCTCTTTGGAATGAAGATGCACTTTGGGGAGAAATAGCATATGAAGCTGCTAAGTATGCGTTAACAGAAGTAGCACCTTTATCATACAAACAAATGCAAAGATTAGGTATTGCAATGCAAGATAAACCAGGTCCACGTGGAGAAAAATTTGAAGTCTCCGATGAAGTTGCTGGATTCTATGGACTAAGACCTATCAAAATGGACCCAATTAAATCTTTGAACTATAAAATTAATGAGTTCAAAGGATCTTTAAGAAGAACAAATACTTTATTTACAGCTGACCTATTAGAAGGTGGAGAGATAACTGAAGATAAAATTATTGAAAGATACATCATAGCAAATGGACAACGTTACAAAGCATTTAATGAAATGCAGAGAAAAATATTAGCGTCAAGAGAACTAGAAGCTAATGACAGTGATCTTTTAGAATTATTTAAAAGAAGACAAGAGAGAAAAAATTACAACTTTATAAACGCTGGAATGTTTAGACCATTCAGTATTACAAAACCAGTTGCACAAGAATATAAAAGACAACAAGAAAGACTGTTAGAAAATTTTGATGACCTGGAACTACCACCAAATTTAAGTGGAGAAATAAAAGGTAGATTAAAAGAAATAGAAAGTATTATGAAACAAATACCTCTGGGTCAAAACTTCTATGACTTTATTGATATAAAAGATTATATAAGCTCGGTGCCAGTAGCGAGCAGCGAGAGACGAGTGGCTAATTTACCACAAACTCCAATGCCAAATGTACAGGTTGTACAACCAAAACCAATGGTGACAGCAGATGGATTGACACCTACAGAAAATGCGTTATTGACTGAAGGGGAAAAACAGATTAGATTGAAACAAAGAGGAATGGCTTAATGATAGACAAAGGAATTACATACGACATACCACAATTAGCAAAACCAAAAGGTGACGGTTCAAAAAGACAAGGTTATCGAGGTTCTGATTATGCTTCAATTTCTTCTAGTAGTGGACCTTCTTATGGTGGAATGGGTTCTATTGGTAGTGGTGGAAGTAAATCTAGCACTGGTAGTGGTAGTAAAAGTACAGGCAGTGGAACTACTAACAGTGGTAATGGCGGCGGTGGTGGTCCTACTGCGAGAGATCTTGCCATGGGTATGGGAGGAAAACAACCAAAAGGAACCGTTACAAAAGTAGAAAAATTGTCTAAAGCGACCGGAACTGATTTTGGCGGTGGAGTTCAAAGAGACACTGGTTTAGAAAAACAAAGACAAAAAAATATACAAACATTAGAAACTCTTAAAAATTTAGACTATAAAGATGTTAAAAAAACTATTCCAACTCTTACTCCTGAACTTAATTTACTTGGTAGTGCTACTAATCTTTTAGGAGAAATTGGTTTTACTAAAAATAAAGAATTTTTTATAGAAAATGTTGCAGGTAAACATGGTTATGGATATGGAGTAGAAGATTTTGAACAATATATGAGAGATAGATTATCTGGTGAGGTTGGTGCTTATGGTAATGAAGCACAAGGTCAAAAAGCTTTAAGAGAATTGCAGGATGCTGGATCAGGTACTTCAGGAATTTTAGAAGTTTTATTAACTGATCCCGATACTGATGATGAAATACTTCAAAATTTACCTAAAGGTTTCACTTACGTACCTTACTCAAATCAAATAGTCATTGCACCAGGAAGAGAAGGACTTGCATCACTTACAGGTGGTGAAGGATTTTTATCAAGTATAATATAATGACTAAAAAAGACGAAGCACTTCAACGAATAGATTCCCACGAAAAACTTTGTCGTATTATGCAAAAACAAACGCATGATAAAATTCACGGACTTCAAGATCAAATTAATAGAGTTGAAAGAATACTTTTAATAGCAGCAGGTGCTTTAATGTCAGGTATGGCCGGTATTATAATTGTACTATTACAAAAACTTTAGATCCAAGCTTTTAATTCTTCACCCATAACTTCAGTTGCTATATTAACTTTATCACGTAAAGCTTTTACAATCTTTTCATCGATAGTATCTTCTGCAAGAATATCAATGTAAGTCATAGGTTTTTCTTGACCAATACGATCAATACGAGCTTCTGATTGTTGACGTTTTTCTAAATCATAACCATTAGAATAATAAATCATTGTTGATGCACCGGTAAGAGTAATACCATAACCACCTGTTTGTGGTGTACCTACAATAAATCTAACCTCTGATTCTGTATCTTGAATTTCTCTAATCGCTTTTTGTCTGTCTTCTGTAGAAGTGTCACCATAATAAGTTACAACAGATTCTTCACCATATTGTTTTTTGATTGCATTAACAATAGAAGCAATGTCATGTCTGTAATGAGCCCAGATAACTGCTTTACCTTCTATCTCATCGAGAACTTGCATTAATTGATCTAGTCTATTTGATTTAACTTCTTGAACAGAGTCATCATCTGCTTTGAAATGGCCACAAGTAATTTGATGGAGTCTCATCATTTGAGTAATCACAGTTGCAGTAGTTGTAACTTTACCATTTAAATGTGCAAGAGCCTGTTCTTTCATTTGTTTGTACAGTTTCTTTTGCTCATCAGTTAATTGTATAATTCTTTTCATGTAAGTTTTTTTAGGAAGATCTAAACAATCATCTTTTAAACATCTATAAGAAAATGGTTTTAGTTTTTCTGATAACTCTCCTAGATTTCTATAACCAACTACAATTTGTACCTGACGACCTGATACATTTATTGATCTCATTTTTGCATAACGAACTCTAAATGCATAATAAGATTGTTGATCAAGTAACCAAGGATCTAAAAAATAACATTGAGCAAATAAATCTAAAGGTGATTTTGTTACAGGTGATCCTGTAAGTATTCTTTTGTATTTTACTTTTGCACCTAACTCTACAATTGATTTTGTTCTGATTGCACTAGGATTTTTTATAGTTGTAGACTCATCAATAGCCATCAAAGTTCTATGACAAGATAAAAACTTCCAAGCAAATAACTTACCTTTTTTTGTAGACAAAGCTTCTACATTCATAATTAATATTTGTAAGTCTTCTGTAGTTTTAAATAAACTTTCTAATTCTTTTTCTTTTTTCTTACCACCACTAGACTCCCAAAGCACAACATCTTTTTCTATATGGTCTGGCATATGGTTTGGTATTTCTCCATCATACCAGTTCTTGTAAACACCTTTAGGTGCAATAATTAAAGCACCATTTATTTTACCTTTGTCATAAAGCATTGATATATTATCAATTAATACTTTTGATTTACCGGTACCCATTTCCATAAAATAAGCGAAAACAGATTTGTCCCATGACATTTCTAATGCTTTTAATTGGTGCGCAAACGGCTTTGTTTTAAATTTATAATTCATAATATTTTCTTCTTTCTGTTGAAACCCTCTATCATTTAGTATAAAAGAAGTCAAGAAATTATGAAAAATAAAGTTTATGTAATCCAGGATGTACCTGGAAGTAGAGAAGGTCGTCCTAAAATAAATATTATAGGCGCATCTGAATTTGGTGAATTAAAAGTTTTACTTCCAGAAAACTCACAAATTATTTTAAGTTCAGGTCCTTTAGTTTTTAAATTAAAAAAATTATTGGATAAATATACACCTGAAGATTATTTACTACTTACAGGTGATCCCGCAATAATCGGAGTTGCATGTTCAATAGTTTCTGATATTACAAATGGAAAATACAAATTATTAAAATGGGACAAACAAGAAAGAAAATATTATCCAATTGAAATTGATTTATATCAAAAAGAATCCTCTTGACAATTTAGTCTATAGGATTATATTAGAAAGAAATAGAAAGGCTATATTATGAGTGTAAATTTTAGAGAAGATAAAGTTGATCAAATTAAAACAGTTGCTAATCCAAATGAATTAGCAAACAAAGTTCAACAGTTAAAAGATTTAGAAGACGAAATTGCAAACGCAGAAGATTCTGTTAAAAAGTTAAAAGAAAAAGCAAATGTAATTTCTCAGTTTGAGATTCCTCAAATGATGGAAGAAATGAATATTAAAAAATTAAAGCTGAAAGATGGAGAAACAGTTGAAGTCTCCAACTTTTATAGTGCATCTATTGTAGATCAAGATGCAGCTTTTCAATGGCTTCGTGAAAACGGTCGAGGTGATATTATTAAAAATGATATTACCGTTACCTTTGGTCGTGGCGAAGATAACAAGGCGGCACAATATGCTGTCCTTGCAAAAGGTCAAGGATACGAACCTGTCCAGAAAGTGGGCGTCCATCCTCAGACCCTTAAAGGAGTAGTCAGGGAGTGCAACGAGTCTGGAATCGAACTTCCTGATTGCTTTAAAACCTACGTGGGTAACCGTACAAATATAAAAAGGAGTTAAACATGGAAAACAATGTAACAACTAAAAAAGCGGCACAAACACCGTCTACTATTTTATTTAGAGACGATGCCTCAAAAGGTTTTGAGAACGTAAGACAAGAATCTCTTGCTTTACCAATCTTAAAACTTTTACAAAACGGTTCAGGAGAAGCGCAGAAACGTAATCAAAATTATGTTGAAGGTGCAGAACCTGGAATGTTTTTAAATACAGTGACTAAAAAACTGTATAATGGTGATGAAGGAATTAGTGTAATTCCTTGTTACTATAAAATGGAATACCAAGAGTGGGCAGAATTTGGTACTGGTTCAGGTAGACCAGAACAAATTTTTCCTGCGGACTCTGATATTTTATCTAAGACTACTAAAGATGGTAGTAAAGATAGATTACAGAATGGTAATTACATTTCAACTGTACATCAAAACTTTGTAATTATACTTGGTAAAGATGGAAAAGCAGAAACTGCACTTATTTCTATGAGTGCATCTCAAGGCAAAGTTGCAAGAAAATGGCAATCACTTCAAATGTCTCAGACTATGAAAGATGAACAAGGGTCATTTACACCTGCATCCTTTGCTTTTTCTTACAAACTAAGTTCTGTATTAAATTCTGGTAAAGGTAATCAGTGGTATGGTTTTTCAGTAGAGTCTGGAGCACCTGTACAAGACGCTGAGCTTTATCAAAGAGCTAAAGATTTCCATGATAGCATGGATAAACAAAACAGATAATAGCCACATTTGGGCGCTACGTTTGTGGCGCCCAATTTAATTACAACTTGAGGGAACATGTTAGAAAGATTAAAAGATATATTTAGAGGTTTAGAAAGTGCTCATGGTATCACTAAAAAAACCGATGAAATAAGACACGATGGTAAAAATGAAGTTAGATCAAAAACCATCAGAGAACCTGTAACAGGTGAGTTATGGGAAAAGCATTTAAAAGGTGAAGAACCTGGACTAGGTATCATACCAATCAACGAAGAGAATAAATGTAAATGGGGTGCAATTGATATTGATACTTACCCATTTGATCATTTAAAATTAATTAAAAAAATAAGAGAAAAGAAATTACCATTAATTGTATTTAGGTCTAAATCAGGTGGTGCACATGTGTATTGTTTTGTAAAACAATTTGTTCCTGCATCTCTAATGAGACAGAAGTTACAACTAATGGCATCATCACTGGGGTATGCTAAAGCAGAAATATTTCCTAAACAATCTAGAATTATGGCAGATAGAGGAGATGTTGGTAGTTTTTTAAACATGCCATATCATGGTGGAGATAGAACGGTTAAATATGCAATTGATGATAATGGTAATTCTTTAACGATAGATAGTTTTATAAAAGCATATGATTTAATTGCATTAGAAGATTTACAATTAAAAAATTTATTAGTTAACAAGACAGAAGAAAAACCAAAAGAAGATTTTCCTGATGGTCCACCATGTCTAAATACTATTATTAAAAATGGTCCTATTATAGAAGGTAATGGTGATGTTGCAGCGTCCGGTCGTGATAATGGTTTATTTAATATTGGTGTGTATTTAAAAAAATCAGATCCAATTGGATGGCAAGATAAAATAGAAGACTACAATGTAGAAAAGTATATTAAACCACCATTGAAAGCGACAGACGTTATCAGAATTAAAAAACAAGTTGAAGCAAAAGATTATGATTTTAGATGTAAAGACAAACCTATCTGTAATTTTTGTGATGAAAGACTTTGTTACACAAAACAATTTGGAAAAGGTAGTGAAGTTAGAATGCCTGCAATCACAGCAATTAGAAAATATGAATCGGATCCACCAATATTTTTTGTTGATATAGATGAAGACACTGTTGAAGTAGATGCACCTACATTACATGATCATGAAAAGTTTAGTATTGAGTGTATGACAGAACTAGGAACACCTTTGATTCCTGTTGCTAAATTAGTGTGGAGAAAACAATTAGCGTCTTTGATGAAGAACATGGATACTATTGAAGCTCCAGATGACACCAAAAAAGATATACAACTAAAAGAATTACTAACAACTTTTATCAGTAGAGATGGTAAGTCTATGGAAGATGTGTTAAAAAGAAAACCATACACACAAAACGGTGTTAGTTATTTTAAATTCAAAGACTTCTGGGCGTATGTCATTAAACAAAAAACATGGTCAGAAAAAAAATATCCTAAAAATAAAACCATAAGATTACTAGAACAATTGTTTGGTGCTAAGACAGACGTTGTAAAAGTTACAGTTGGTAAAGAAGAGAAAAGTGTAAAAGTTTGGACAGTAGAAAAAATAGAAGTTGAGAAATACATACCAAGAAGAATAGAAAAACAACCGGCAGCATTTGAATGAGAACTGTAATAGCAGGACCACCAGGTACAGGAAAGACACATACCTTGATACATAAGCATTTACATAATGAATTAATTAAGCATAAAACAGATTCTAAAAAAATTTGTTATATTACATTTAGTAATGCAGCTGCAAATGAAGCAAGAGATAGAATACAAAAAGAATATCCAACATTTGATTTTGATTGGATTTGTACAATGCACTCTATGGGAACTAAACTATTAGGTATTGATACCAATACTCAGTTACTAAAAGATAAAAACTGGAATGCATTTAAAAATAAATATGGTCACAATGATTTACATTTTGAAACTAAACAACATGAGAATGGTTTCAATGAATATAGAAATCAGTACATGCAGGTCATAGAATACTCAAGATGTAAGAAGATCGACTTACAAGATGCAGCAATAGAATTAGACTTAATAGATTACATAAGTGAACCTTTATTAGATCAAATTAATCAAGATATATTAGATTATAAAAAAGATTATAACATGTATGAATTTTCAGACATGATTTCCAAGTTTGTTGAGAAAAAACTATGTCCTTCCCTCGACGCTGTTTTTCTCGATGAAGCTCAAGATCTAAATCCCTTGCAGTGGGAAATGTTTTTTTACATCGAGTCCTGTTGTGAAAGATCATACATTGCAGGGGATGACGATCAAGCTATCTACGCGTTTCAAGGGGCTGACCCTAAAACATTTATTAATCTTGAAGGGATTCCCGATCACCAAACAGAATCACGAAGAGTGCCAAGAGCGGTGCACAGTGTAGCATTATCTATTTTAGATAATATTGATGAGAGAAGAATTAAGACATGGGAGCCTAGAAAAGCAGAAGGTAAAGTTTTTGAAAATTTAGAACTGGAAGATTTATATCTGGATTCTGGACAGTGGATGATTCTAACTAGAACGAATGAACAAATGAAAAACCTGGTGCCCACACTACAAGAAACCGGTTACCGGTTTGAATGTAAATACAATGATCTGTTGCCCAATGAAGCACTAAAAGCAATTAACGATTGGAGAAGATTAAACAGAGGTGCGAGCATATCTGGTGAAGAAGCAAAAAACATTTATGAATATTTAAAGTACGAAGAGGGCGACGTGAAGTATGGATTTTCTGGTGGCAAGTCTCTAGTAAATGTAGACTCGGTTGATATGGATGAGTTGAGACTAGAACATGGCCTCATTACATCTGGAGGCTGGGATGCATTACGATTTAAAGATTATCAATACGATTATATCAAGGAACTAGTGGCGAGTGGCGAGGATCTAAGTAAACCTGCTAGAATAAAATTATCTACAATTCATGCGGTTAAAGGAGAAGAAGCAGAAAATGTAGTTCTGTTTACAGATTTAGAAAGAATTATTTACGAAGCAGCTCAGGTAAATAAAGACACTGAACATAGATTATTTTTTGTTGGTGTGACAAGAGCAAAAGAAAACTTATACATAATGAATCAAGGGTATGAGTATCAATACAACATAGGAGAAGAAATAATATGACAAACAATGACATCTTTAAGGATGTATTTCCTCAAGATAAACAGATAGGCGGGAGCCACTACAAAGACTTTTATATACAACCGTATGAATTTATATCAAAAAATAATCTTTCATTTTTTCAAGGCAACGTTGTCAAATACGTGTGTAGATATTTAAATAAAAATGGTATACAAGACTTAGAAAAGATAATTCATTATTGTGAATTAGAAATTAAAAAGATGAAAGATACAGATGGCAAAAATAAGAAAAAATATAAAGATAAATAATTATAAATTTTTATTAGAAATATATCCTGCAAGAAACGGATGTAATGGAAAAGAAGGACCTTTCTGGGAAATATTTCCACACAGTTATAAAGCATCTCTTTATGCTTTTAGTAATAAAGATAAATTAAATAAGAAAGTAAAAGCAGAATATTTATGAACATAATTGCTGTTCATGATTTGTGTTTTTACACAGTATGTACTTATTATTTTTGGAGTAAATTAATATGATGTTTCAAGCGCAAACAGAATGGACATGTCCAGATAGTTTTCCTGATTTAAGTCAAGCTAAATATATTGCAATTGACTTAGAAACCAAAGATCCTAATTTAAAATCAAGAGGATCGGGTGCAGTTATTGGTGAAGGTGAGATAATAGGTTTTGCATTAGCAGTAGATGGTTGGTCTGGTTATTATCCAATAGGACATAGAGAAGGAAATTTAGATAAAAGAATAGTTTTAGATTATATAAAAGAAGTTTGTGCAACCGATGCAGTTAAAATATTTCATAATGCAATGTATGATGTCTGTTGGCTAAGAGCATACAACATAAAAATAAATGGTTTTATTGTAGATACAATGGTCATGTCATCATTAATTGATGAGAATAGATTATCATACACATTAAATAGTATTGGTTTTGAATATTTAAGAGAAGTTAAAGATGAAAAAGGATTAAAAGCTGCAGCAGAAGCTGCAGGTGTAGATGCTAAATCAGAAATGTATAAATTACCTGCAATGGATGTTGGAGCTTATGCAGAGAAAGATGCAGAGATGACTTTAGAATTATTTAAAGTTTTATCTAGAGAGATACACAAACAAAATTTATCAGAAATATTTGACCTGGAAACACAACTCTTTCCTTGTTTAATTGATATGAAATTTAAAGGAGTAAGAGTAGATGTAGAAGCAGCACACCAATTAAAACGGTCAATGGTGCAAGAAGAACAAGAGTTATTATTAGCAGTAAAAAAAGAAACAGGAATTGAACCACAGATATGGGCAGCCCGAAGTATTGCGAAAGTTTTTGACAAACTCGATTTACATTATGAAAGAACTTTGAAATCACAAGCACCATCCTTTACTAAAAATTTTTTATCTGAACATAAACATCCATTAGTACAAAAGATTGCTAAAGCAAGAGAAATAAATAAAGCTCATACTACATTTATTGATACTATATTAAAACATGAGCATAGAGGTAGGATTCATGCGGATATTAATCCAATAAGATCAGATCAAGGAGGGACAGTAACAGGAAGATTTAGTTATAGTAATCCTAACCTACAACAGATTCCTGCCAGAAATAAAGATTTAGGACCAAAGATAAGATCATTATTCATACCAGAAAAAGATCATACTTGGGGATGTTTTGACTATTCACAACAAGAACCAAGATTAGTTGTACATTATGCAGCAACCACAGATCCTATTATGTATGATGATTCTGTTTCACAAATTGTAAAAAAATTTAAAAGTGATTCTGTAGACTTTCACCAAACTGTTGCAGATATGGCAGGTATATCTAGAAGCAATGCTAAAACAATTAACTTAGGTTTGTTT